AGGTGGATTAAAGGAATCATCCTTTTCAACCATACTGACGTTACCATTATCTTTTACTTTTTTCTTGTATACAATAGTATTTGTAGTCTTGTAGTTGAAATACATCAACGTAGCAGTATCTCTATAGAATATGTCATTCTGCTGCATCTGCGATATATTATAGTAGTCATACCAACTTTGACTATACTTAGATATCTCTTCTAAGTCTTCATTGGTTAGTGTTGGGTCAATCTTTTTTAATTCTGCAATTGCTACAGTTTTGATTTCTCCCCAATAAAAACAATCCTTAAAATAAGGGTCTTCTGTATAACTATAGACCACGTTAGCAGGGTCTACATATGACAACTTAACACCATCACCTTTTAGGAATTCGTGCTTTGCTACCGAAACTCCAAGAACCGTTTGGTCATAGTCAAGTCTTTTTCTTACTTCATCATAATGATTAGCATCAAGAATAGTATTAATAGCCGTCTCTTCAGCAATTTCAATTGCAGGCTTGTAGTTCATTTCCATATACAATGCCAACTCTTCATCTGAATTTGGCAATTCATCCGGCTCGGTCACAAAAGGATTTGCTCCCGTTTTTTCCATAATAGTCTCAAGGATTGGTTTTGCTACCATTTGACCCTCAATCATATCTTGATATGCACTTCTCTTTTCTTGAGACATTGCATCTTGTGCGTACGCTTTTACTTTGAAAAGTCTATCAGACATACCGTTGACAACAATGTCAACAAATTTTGGTATGATAGGAACAGGTGTCCAATCTAAATTTAGATAAGATAAATCACCATCTACTGCCAATTCATTTTTATATTTTGCCACCGACTGCTCCCCACGAGCATATAGCCTTAGACGGTGAAAATCTCTCCATTGACCATAGTATCTACAACCGTTTCCATCTCTTTTAAACCACTCATACTGAATGGCTTGTCCAATTTGTAAGCCGAACTCTTCCGAAGCCTTTTCTGCGTCAGAAACAAATTGACTCGGAAAACCTGCAGATGTGATATTTATATTAACATCCTTCATCTAATAATTTCGCTTATTGTTCCTTTGTTGCTATATCTTGCAAAGTTAATCTTTATTTTTTTATCAATTTTCTCCCCTAAATACATAGCCTTTTGAGTTGCCATTATAGCAAGACCTGAACTAATGGAAGCATCGTGTTTCGTTCTATTGGTAATGTCAAATTTTGCCCAATCTTCTAGAGTCCTTATGAAGATACAATCACCCATATCTCCTGCATCTCTGTAATCCCCTTCCATATCTAATCCTATATACTTTTCAATATACGATTCAATAGCTGATGCGTGTGCTTGTTTAATATCTTCACTCGTGTTAGGGATGCCTCCAAGTTCTCTTTCTGTTTTTGATAATTTATTATATGGCTTATCAGGTCTATTCATACAGAACCCTCTATACCCCCTATGCTTAAAGTGGTATAGCAGCCTAGGTTTGTTATTCTCAATAAGAATTGGCATACCATAAAATACGCAAGCCATTAATACGTCTTCATAAAATATCTCAGCCGTTTGAGGTCGAGCAATGTATTCTAAGAAAAAATTATTTACAGGGGCTTCTTCCATATGATACGTAGTTAAGCCGTGTAGTGCTCCATTTGAACCTCCTCCACCGACTACTCCTGAGATATCATAACTATCACACCCAAACGCACCAATATGTTCGTTGCCCGGATATTTTATTCCGTTTCTTGTTGTGACATTATTTTGTAAGTGAGGCTTGGGATTCCATCCTATATAAAATCTTCCATTGTTGTTTGGACTAAATATAACTTTTGTATCTTTTATTCCGTTCTGCCAAGAAAAGGAGCCTCTTGTAACGTGGTGTTCTTTAATTAAAGAATCATTGTAATCTATCTGTTGATATATCTTTGTTAGATTAAACAAAGACATTTTACTTTCATCTCTAAAAGCGTGAGACTCTGTCCGTGGAAACTGACGATAAAATTCATTTAAAGCATCAGCGTCATTCTTTAATGAATCAACTTCAGCTTGCCAATAACTTAATGCACTTTGATAAATTGTTTCTCCGTTTATACCTTTGATTGGGGAATCTAATTTTTCAATAACAGGATGCCCATATCTGTCTATAAACCCTTCCATATTCCATTCCATAGGAATAAATAAAGAGTACATACCGCTTTTAGTTTGCCCGTTTCCGCTTCGCTTATTTACATTAGAGTCTTCGTATAACTTTTTAAAATTATCTCCACCCTTACTTAAAGCATTTGATGTGGACCCCATCATACATTTACCTATAACTCTACTACCTAATCGTAAACAAGTTTTTGTAACTCGCCAATTGTTTTGAATGTTGTTTGGTTTAATCCATTTACCACTCTCATCGTGTACTAAGAGTAAAAGTTTTTCACCATCATAACTGTTGTCATCTGTATTCTTCCAATCTATAGTCGTATCCAATCCATACAATTCATTTTCATCTGCATTGTACATATTTTTTTTGGTAATCTTGGCAGCAGGAATACGGAACGCTAATTCTGTTTTTGGCTTATCCATACCATCTTGAATAGGTTTGAAAAAGAATGGTAACCTATTAGCTATAGGAACAACTTTGTCCGTAAACATTGTTTTAGCATCACTACCTGTTTTAGATAAAATACCTACACGAGAATTTTTTGCAAGCGTACCTGTGTTTACACATTCAGATGAGGACATAAAAGAAAATCCTGAACGTCTTATCTTTAAGTATATCATACCGAAAGACCTAGCATCTGCTTTGCAGGCTTCCCAAAAGATAAATAAAATTCTATTAGCTTCTCTAAAATCAGGATACCCTATATCAATAGATGTCCATTGTAGATACATATAATGAGCACCTGTCATATAAGAAGGTACACCATTGTTCATATACCATAAACCATTCTCTCTTCTGTTAAACTCCTCCTCAACATAGTCTACCCATCTGTCTTTAAACTCAGAAGGCATAGTGTTCCATTGAAATATAGTTTGAATTTTTTTTAACTCAAGAGGAAGTTCTGTTCTTTCCCAATATTGTTCTTCTTTTTTTTTGTGTCTTTGAAGACAAACTTTTGGAGTAAAGGGGAGACCAATCCTTAAACCTTGGATTTCTATTATCTCTCCTACGGTTCCATCTTTAGAGACAACTATAAAATCATACTTATGGTTATAGCCGTACTCCCAACTCTTTGCTTTGTTTTTATTAGCAAAAACTGTTTTAGGCAAGTAGTCCGGGACAACTCTATATATGATGCTATTTTGAGTTTCTTTCTGCAAATCCTTGTTTTGTATCTGTTTTACTAGGTCCGTTTTCTAAGCTATCAATTATATTTCTTTCAGACTCTATCCTACTTAATATTTCAAATGCATCAAAGATTGCTAACTTTTTAGTAGCTGCAGCATTCTTTAATCTATCAGCAGAAATATCGTCTTCAGGGTCGTGCTTAATAATCTCTTCCTTCGCCACCTTTATCAGTTGTTCTACTGCTCGATGACCCGCTTCGATTATTTTTAATTTTATTTCTTTTGAATTCATTTTTAATACGTTTGGTCTTCTTCAATGGGTAATCATTAAGTTCTTGCTCTTCTTCCCAAAACTTAAATTTAGGTTTCATAGCACCATACTTATATGATGGTCATACATCCTATAGAGTTTTTCGCCATCAACATTAAACTCATATTCTGTCTCCGGTAGAAAGGTAACTAAATCACCTGCCTTAACACCTTGATTTTTCAAGTACTCATTTGGGTACTTCATTTTACCAATAAGAGGTTCCTCGCTAAAAGGTTTATAGATGTAAGATTCAATAGTAGGGATAGGCTCAATAAAACAAAACCTGTCATATGACTGCCACTCTAAGCCATTATAGTACATAAAAAACTGTTCTACATCTACAAAGAAAAGGTCATCTTTGAAGTAACTCCTGCCACTTCGTTGATGACCCTTAATATCATTATAGAATTTAAAGACATTATGATGAACTAATAAAACATCGCCTGTTTTTATTGCTCCTGTATACCCGATAGGGGTTTCAACTACTTCAGCATATCTATTAGAGGCTTTAAAATCTTCCTCAGATGTGCTTGTAATAAAATCTACACTACCGATTTTTTTTATATTACTATAACGCCTTCCGTCTAATGGTGTTACTATAAAGTCAAATGGAGATTTCATATATTTATTTTATGACCCGCAACCTACGCAATCAATGTATGTGTCTTCCGGCTTAACGCCATTACGCTTCATTTCAAGGTTATGAATTTTGTCTGCTAAGTTCATTTCCTCTTCAAAATCACTAACAAGAGTTTTTTGTTTTTTTAAAAGAGTAATTTCTTCGGTAATGTTTAAATAATCCTGTTCGGTCATAGCACTAAAAGTTTATGTTGTATTCAATAGAGATAGGCATAGTATGATTAAACTCTTTCCATAGAACAATTTCATCTGAATTATTTCTTTCAATCCAAATTTTTATTGACTCTAACTGAGCATCAAAACGAATTAGGTGAATAGTGTGACTATTACCTAAAACATTTTGACCTACTATGTAATGCATAGCCCCGCTTTTGTAATCGGGACCAACGCTAATTTTTCTTATATCCATTTAATGTGGTGTCTAATAGACAACGCACACAATACTTGAACTTCCTGCGACACCTGCATTACGATAAATGTTTCCTGCAACCAAACCCCCGCTTAAAGCTAAAGTGTTTGTAGCGTAAACCGGAAGGGTTACAACGGCTGAACTTAACAATCCAAGAACTTGAGATATCTCAAAATTCTTGGTTGCGTTTTCAGTCTCTATATCCGTTCCAATTAACTTATCGTTTAGAGTGGGAGCAGTAACAATACCATATGTGCTAATCTGTCCCATTCTTATTTCTCGACTTTCATTTCAACTTCCTCTTTTTCTTCAGGAAGGCTTACCTCTCCTGTTTCAACATTGATTACTGCATCTTTTCCGTAGGTCTCCATAAGAGATACTTCTACCTTAGAGTAAGATTCTTTTACTTCTTCAATCTTTTTCAAAAGTGCTTGCTGATTCATATAAGTATCACCAAGTTGCATTTTTAAAGTATTGAATTCAGAAACTAATGTGTTAATTTCTGTTCTTTCTGTTTCAGTTAATTGTCCCATTTTATTTTATTTAATTATTATTTCTTCAAAGATAATAAATTTTAATTAATTTATGTAATCCTCTTTATACTTATTGTACTTGGTACGGAGTTAGCATCATAGATGTTTACATTTCTATTGCTACCATCAAGCCAAACTATTTTTAATGCAAACGTAGTCTGTTGTTGTGTAACATTAAAGTAGCAAGTATTTGAAAAACTTGTAAATCCACCTTGATTACTTCCCGGAAGTCTTAAATAGTTAGCCATTAAACTCCCCGGTATGTTTGCTTCAGGTCCCCCCGGAGGAGATTCTGTTATATATAGAGCAGGGACTTGTCTAGTACCTACACCACTTGAAACATTCGCAGCCGCCTGATAGGTAATCTCATACATACCTACATCGTTTATAAGAAGAGCACCGGCTAACCCACCATTAGGACCGGAATTTGTAGTACCGGTAAAAAATTGCTGACTATTACATTGTAAAACTTGAGCGTTTTGATTATAGAAACCGGGGTCAATTGCCCAAATATCCGGAGTGTATATAGTACCTCCGGGAGCAGACGTTAAGTAACCCGCATCATTAGTCCATTGAGAAACATTACCACTCTTATTTGTAAATGTCTGACTATTACTTGCAGTTGTTGTACCCGTGTTAGTGGTGTAACCTGCACCGTTAGTAATAGCACTGTTATTTAAAGATATATCTGCAGTTCCGTTGAAGAATACTCCTGCAATTCTTCTTGCAGTCTGAAGTGCGGTGGCACTACCTGCATTACCTGTTATTGTTGTCTGAACAATATTAGGTGATGTGTTACTGAAGACCGTACCTGTTAATGCTAACCCTGACCCTGCAGTATATGTTGTGTTAACATACGAGGTAATATATCCTGCATCATTAATCCATTGGTTATTACTACCACTCTTATTCGTAAATGTTTGTGAATTAGACGCAGTTGTTGTACCCGTGTTAGTGGTGTAACCCGCAGGGTTAGTTGCATTATAAGGAGTAAACCCTAACCCACCTGTAACATTTGCACTTGTAAGTGAAAGTGTTCCTCCTAAAGTAAGGCTTCCTGAAGTGGTAACTGTACCGCTTAGTGTTATTCCGCTAACCGAACCTGTAGTCCCTACAGAAGTAACTGTACCTGTACTACTTGAAGTACCTGCTCCAATAAGACTTCTTACCTCGGCTGCAGTTATACCTGAATTTAAACTAGGTACTGTACCATTCGATAATATTGCAGGAGTACCTGAATCTGTAACCTTAGCATTGTTTGTAGTAATGTTAGAGGCTTGCGTTGAAGTAATGCCAACCTTAGCAGTATTCGCAGTAATAGCACTTGCTTGTGCTGAGGTAATTGTTGTTGTGTTACCTGCCTTTGCAGTTGATGAAGTTGTGCCTATTGTAAGACTTGAAGTACCCGCCCCAATTAAAGACCTTACCTCTGCTGCTGAGATACCTGTGTTTAAACTAGGTGTTGTGCCATTGGATAATATTGCAGGGACACCTTGTAAAGATGCTGCAGTTATATAAGCAGAGTCATTAGTCCATTGAGAAATGTTACCTGATTTATTTGTAAAGGTCTGTGTGCCTGCTAAGGTTGCAACAGTTGCATCTATAGCTATATTATTTGCGTTAGCCGTAATACCGGTGCTTCCTATAACATTAAGAGTTACACTCCCTGAAGTACCGCCACCTGTCATACCTGTCCCCGCAACTACTGCAGTGATATCCCCTTGAGGTATACCGGGGAAATTTTGTAAGTCACCCGCACCATCAATGTATTCTCCTGAATTACCTTGATAAGCGAATGCTAAGGTCCCGGCAGTAGTAATAGCCCCACCTGAAACTGCTAAAGCACTACCTCCAATAGAAGCGTTTACGGATGTAACCGTTCCTGTATTAGTAGTCTTGTTATTAAATGTAGTCCAATTAGCAGCAGATAAAGCACCTGCTTGCGATGCACTTGCAGTTTGAATACCTAGTGCAACAGTACCGCTTGTACCACCGCCTGTTAATGGAGAGGTAGCGGTAACTCCGGTGATATCACCGGGATTGATATTGGCAGTAATAGTAACTGTATCTGTTGTAGCGTTTGTGGTAAGTGTAATGTTGTTACCTGCCGCAAGAGTAAGTGTGTCGCTATTACTATCCGCAACTACAGAGGACTGACCACTGACTGCTACGGTTTTAAATATGTTTTGTGAAGAGCCTTTATCCGAATTTGTTAATGTAACAGTTCCTGACGTTCCTCCACCACTCATACCTGAACCTGCAGTTACACCTGTAATGTCTCCTACATTATTGGTATACCCACTATCATTGGTCCACATTGAAATGTTACCGCTCTTATTTGTAAAGGTCTGTACGCCTGCTAAAGTAGCAACAGTAGAATCAATAGCTATATTGTTTGCATTAGCCGTGATGCCTGTGCTCCCAATTACGTTAAGTGTAACTGTTCCACTTGTACCTCCGCCTGTCATACCTGAGCCTGCAGTTACTCCCGTAATGTCTCCTGTTGGTATAGATGGAAAGGCTTGCAAGTCTCCTGCTCCGTCAATATACTCACCTACACCTCCTCCAAACGTAAACGCTAAAGTGCCGCTTGTTGTAATAGCACCTCCACTTACATTTATAGCAGAACCGGCAATAGAAGCATTTACGCTTGTAACCGTTCCTGTTGTCGATGATGTACCTGCCCCAATCAAACTTCTAACCTCTGCTGCAGTAATGCCTGTGTTTAAAGATGGTATAACGCCATTAGATAATATTGCAGGAACCCCTTGTAGGGATGCTGCAGTTATATAGCCCGCTCCGTTAGTTAATTGATTGTTGTTGGTAATGCTATTGTTTAGCGTTACAGAACCGCTTGTCCCACCACCGGTTAGTCCTACACCTGCAACTACTGCAGTAATGTCTCCTTGAGGTATTGAAGGAAACCCTTGCAGGTCCCCTGAACCATCTATATACTCTCCGGCTCCACCGGTAAAGCCAAACGCTAAAGTACCACTAGAAGTGATAGGAGACCCTCCTATGCTCATTGCAGTACCTTGAACTGTGGCAGCTACAGAAGTAACTGTACCTGTGTTTGTAGTCTTGTTGTTAAACGTAGTCCAATTCGCTGCCGACAAAGCACCTGCTTGTGATGCACTTGCGGTTTGAATACCTACCGTTATATTCCCACTTGTTCCCCCACCTGTTAGTGGAGTAGTTGCAGTAACGCCTGTAATATCACCGGGGTTTATCGTTGCATTAATAGTAAGTACATCACCAACGACTGAAGTAGTAACATTTGAACCACCTGATATTGTTAACGTATCGTTGTTATTGTCTGCAACTGCAGTACCTGAATCAGATGCTACATTCTTAAATATGTTTTGTGAAGAGCCTCTGTCACTATTAGTTATAGTAACCGTACCCGAAGTACCCCCTCCGCTAATACCTGTACCCGCAGTAACGCCTGTGATGTCTCCTACGTTAGAAGTCCACCCTGCATTATTATTAAATATGCTAAGTGGTATAGAAGAAATAAGTTGTTTATTGCTTGTCGTACCGTTTACTGCAACCAAACTATCTGTAGCAACCAATGTTCCACCTGCTCCTAATTCATTTAAGTCTAAGGTTAATGCTATTGTTTTATTAGCTGATTGATTAAGAGTAAATGATGTTGCTCCGTCTAAACCTGTTCCTGTAGTTACAGATACTGTAGCATTGCTTACTGTAGGTAATGATGCTGAAGTTATATATCCTGAATTATTGGTCCATTGACTAATATTACCACCCTTGTTCGTAAAAGTCTGTGAGTTTGAAGCAGTTGTCGTTCCTGTGTTTGTGGTATAACCTGCTCCGTTTGTAAGTTGGTTGTTATTGGTAATATCGTTTACAATATCTACGATATATCCATTTGATGTTGTGGTAATACCTGCACCACCTTGTATTGTAACTGATTGACCGTCTGTTACTGCTGCATTTGTACCACTATCACCTCTTATATTCCAAGATGACATTGAGCCACCTGAAGAAGTTACATACCCTGCATCATTAGTCCATTGTAAGTTAGACCCTGATTTGTTTGTAAATGTCTGAGTATTAGAAGCAGTTGTTGTACCTGTGTTTGTGGTATAACCCGCTCCGTTAGTTAGCTGATTGTTATTAGTTGGGAAACCTGTTGCGGTTAAATCACTTAACCCATTTCTTGTTAATGTAAGCGTTCCTGAAGCATAAGATGCTC